GGCTTGCCATTTTTATCTAAACCTCCAATGTAACAGATACCGATACTGTGCTTGTTATAAGATTCTTTTGAGAATCCTTTCGTATTACAATGCGCTCCATCCATTGAGAGTGGACGACCGTTTTCCACCAATCCATCCAGGTCTATCACAAAGTTATAACCTATCTGCTTAAATCCACGAGCCTTATGTATCCGGTCGATATCTTTGGCCCTTAAATCCTGTCCGGATCTCGTTGCCGAACAATGAATGATGATTGCATCAATATTTCTCATTTTCTGTCCTCCATATCTTTAGGGTTAGTTACTACTCTTATCGAACAATCACTTTTATAGCATTTCAGGCCTTTGTAATAAATGATTTTTGACTTCAGTTCTGCAATTTCATTGCACTTGGTGGTGATAGTTTCGGTGTGTGTCCTAGCTTCCGACTGAACTTTTTCCTGAAGCTCTATGTAATCTCTTTGAAATTGGCTTAACTTCGACAACAGATAATCATACTGATCCTGCTGCAGATCTATATCTTTTTGTTTGGCTTCGGTAGTCGCTGTATCAGCTTCTGCCCGGAGCTTATCCCTTTGCGTCTTATAATAGACAAATTGAAAGATATTAATTCCTCCAAGAGACGTTGCTAATATTCCTAATATCCAATCCATATTATCCATTGTTTTTAAGGTTACTTGCTAATTCTTTTACATCAAGCAAATCAGCACCTTCACGACTGAGAACAACCGTCCATCCAATCGAAGAGAATTCCGGCGCTACAAATGGAATGATGTTGTGCTTATTTGATAATTCCTTCAGCCATGAGTGCTTTGCCTGGTCATTAATCTGAAAAGCACGTAGTTTATTTGTCAGCTGGAGTAATTGATCGGTAATGATGGCAATCTCTACTAAATCCGAAGCATCAGGAATTTTGGATGCAATCGTTACCGCCAATTCAAAAGTTTCCTGTATAGAGTTACGTTGATCCCGATTCGATGTAAAACTTCCAAAATCGACGAACAGATAACTTCCTGTCAATTTCCCTATTTGCGCTTTCACATCATCATAAGATTGCCCGAAAACATAACCATCTATTTCCGGGATAAGTGAATGGGAAGACATATTATCAATATAGTCCTCAAGCTGAGTATATAACGGGTATTCACTCTTTCCATTGGCAAATATCTCCTTGACTCCTTCCAGCTTCGGGAATTGGGCATAATATTTAAAAACGTCTAGTATCATAATATGGAGTTTATAATGTTAAGTGGCAAACCTGTTTTTGATGCTATTTCCGTCCGCTCAAGCTTCATATCATTCATACTACGCACAGACTCAATGAGTTTTTTTCTGAGAATGGTCAGATATTGTATGATATTCATCTGCTCGACAGTCCTTATATCTCCCATGCCATCCGATGACAGGTTATACAATGACTCCAATGCACCGGTAGAGATTGGATTTTCTTTTTGTTCTTTGCCGGCAGTTAAGACATAAAAATCGGTTTTCGTGAACAGAAAATTATTAAAGCATTGGAAATTAAAAGCTATTGCCTGAAGTGTATCTTCCGGCAGCCGTGCAAAATCATGGGCCAAAGCGTGTGCCACCTCTGAGCTGTAGGTTCCGGGAGTGTAGAGTATGGCAACAAGCAATGGGAGCTTATCTGCACCGCATCCGATCAATTTACGTGCCTCTATGTATTGTAAAGCGGTTAATGAACACGTCAGGTTATCAAAAGAAGTATCAACCTTATAGCCAGCATATACCTTACCGACAATCTTTATACTTGGAATAAGTTGTGCGCAAAAACAAGCATCCAACACATATTTATAATCCAACCGAACAAGATATCGGGCAATGGGAAGTCCCTGAATCCGATCGGGAGGAGTTTTTTGCAGTTTTACTCTTGTTTCCGGATCCAATCCTTTCAAAGCTTCATTATTTTCCGGGTATTGAATATTAAAAATAAAAGTAACCTGCTCTGCCAGCCATGCAAGATTGGCAAGGCTTTCCTCGCCCTTTATTTTTTTAGGATCCCACTCCATTACATTGCATACAAAGTTCACACGGAGCATAGCGACAGAGAGTTCTCCCAAAGCAACTTTATTCAGGTCCTTTACCAGAGCTTCATACTGTGAAGGAGTAAGGAGTTCCCAAGCATTTGGAATCTGGAATGTTTCGTCTTTTACGCAAAAATCTATTGTTTTCATGACATCAGGTAAATTTTATCCTCCGGACGATTAAACGATGTTTCGGTTTCAATATTATTTGTTTCAGGCTCGGATAGCGTTAAGTCAACATTCTGCATCGTTTCCATTGCTGATTTTGCAAGATCTGCAGCTAACTCAAGCAGGCGTGATTGTTCATTTGAAGCCTGGCGTTGCGAAGTATTATCTTCATACAGGTTGCGAATCGTTGCCGGTAACTCAATCAAATCAAAACGACGAATGGCTGTAGCAACAGTTAATTGCGCCAAAGCCCGTTTTAAACGTCTGGCCAATTCTTCTTTTTTTTCTGCACGGACAAAATAGTCCGCCATCGTATCATCCAGGATTTCATTTTGGATCGGAATTGTCCGGAAGAAAAACAAATAAGAGCTGTCGATAGGATAAAGTAGATTAAACTCATCCGTTGACTTAATCTTCAAATTTTCTCGGAGTTTACAATATGGTGTATCCTTCCACTTCACCGGATCTTTTTCGTCACTTTCTAGAATAGAAATCAAAGAATCCATTGCATTGAAGTAATTGTCAACGTAGGATCTTCTCATATTCTCCATTTCATACTTATACACATCTACATCCGCTTTCCTTTTACGGATAACATCAAATGGTACATCCTTGGCCATAGTAAGATTTCCAACTGCGAGCTGCAGCATCTCCTTCAGCTCCCCTTCTCCATTAAGCAGTCGCTTATAAATATCAGCAGAAAGAATATTCACGATTTGTTTCTTAGCTGAGATTGCAGAACTGTTGAGTGTGGAAAAATCAACACTGGAATCTACTCCGGACACCATTGTTTGGAAATCCTTTAGGGTACTGAATAATTCTTCTAATACTTTCATGATTGCTGATTTTTTAAACGATCTTTTTCTGATACCTCTTCCTGACGACTTGGAATATCCCGATAGAAGCCGATACGATATCCTTCTCTATACAATTCCGGGAAATTGATTTTGATGGCCATATTGAACGGTTCAGCACATTTCTCATCATCCGGAGTCAAAGTCAATAAATAGATCAGGTAGTTAT